TAATCACCCACTTTCGTAAGAAAGTGATTACAACCAGAGGAGCTGGTCAGCCGTGGACGGTTATACGACCCGAAGTCGTTCTCTTCCGTTTAACACCGGAAGAGAGTATTATCTAGATCGCTATGTTGGAAAACATAGTAATGATCCAGATGATACCAGATATCCATTTGACGACCCGGGGGTCACCGTCAACGGGACACAGGTTACTGTGTCGAGGGGTAACCCTTGGAGGTCCAGAAAAGGACCTTCCTCGGGTGACATCGGAGGCGACTTCTCGACGGAGAAGACCTTGATACACGTCCCAGAAATGGGATCGCCTATCAAGTATACTTCTCCGCTTGAAGACTATAGTTTCCATTATTGGCATCAGACCGAGTTTCAAATCTCGACTCTGTGTCCAGTGGATCCTAGAACTGTAAATAGTTCCTTTACTCACTACAAGTCATCTAACGATGCCTTGGATGAGCTAGGTGCTACTGCAGTGTCCCGATGTAAACCCACTAACTCAGTGGCAGACCTATCCACCTTCCTTGGAGAAACACTTCGAGATGGGTTACCCCATCTTTTAGGTGCTTCAACTTGGCAGGCAAGAACAAAGCTAGCAAAGGATGCTGGCGATGATTTCTTGAACTACCAGTTTGGATGGTTGCCTCTCGTCTCCGACGTTCGAAAGTTCGCCGAAGGCGTGCGTCACATGAATACTGTTATTAGTCAGTATGAACGTGATGCTGGGAGGCAAGTTCGTAGAAACTACCACTTTCCTGACCAGAAGAGTGAGTCTTCTGAGCTATTCCTTAGTAACCGCAAGCCATGGTATGGCGTTGGGGTTACGACGGCAATGGATCAGAGACTCCCTCTTGGGGATGTTTATCGCACGGTGGAGACCGAGCGGTCAACTTGGTTTAGTGGTGCTTTTACCTACCATCTTCCTTCCGGATATGACTCCCGGAATAAGATGGATAAGTTAAGCCTCATTGCCAAACAAGTGTTTGGCGCCAAGTTGACTCCAGAAACACTCTGGAATCTCACCCCCTGGAGCTGGGCCGTAGATTGGTTCTCCAATACTGGTGACGTTCTTTCGAATGTCTCCAGCTGGGCAACCGATGGTCTGGTGATGCAGTATGGTTACATTATGGAGGAATCCATAACACGCCATACTTACCGCTTTGTCCCTACAAAGAATTGGGACGGAAGCTCACCATACACTGGTGACTATAAGGCGATACCTCCGCTTATCGTAGAGAAAACCTCTAAGATAAGACGAAGGGCTAACCCCTTTGGTTTTGGTGTCACCTGGGAAGGTTTGTCTCCTATCCAGGCCGCCATAGCTGCAGCTCTTGGTTTATCCAGGAGCTGAAGCTGGTGCATTAGCACCTGCGTTTATCCACCAATTACTGGGCCATTTGTGGCTCAGATTAAGGAGTAGTGCCTAATGTCATTCGCAGATCCCCAATCCATTACGATTGCAGTTTCTACCATTTCTCTCCCCCGTGTTTCTACGGGTGATGTAAAGGCGGAATACCTGTCGTCAGATGGACTAGTGAAGCTCACCGCGAGCAACGCCTACGGGCGTCGCACTCGGCGAGTTCTCAGGGTTGATCATTCGAAGTTGACCTCGGATCCGTT